TAATATTAAGTTATATCAACCACTTATCAAATCCTCCAAAAAACTTTTATAAAAAAAATAAAAAAAAACTTTTCAGAATTTTTTTTTCTCATAGAAAATCTCAATAAGTAAAAACATACCTTTCAAAACAGCACTCCACAGAAAATAAATACCGCGCGGTTTATAACACCCGTGATATACAAATAGTTTTAACTAATATTAAACTATTTATCTTAAAAACTAACAAGTAAAAAATTGATTTATTAATTTGAAAAAAAATAGAAAATACTATAAATACAAATAAAATATGACAATAAAACATAATTTAGGGCAATATTTTACAACTCATACTAAACTTAAAGAAAAGGTATTTGAATTTATATTAAATAACCCATCTAATATTTTAGAACCATCTATAGGACGAGGAGATTTAATTACATTTATTACAAATAAGATACCAAGTATAACATTTGATATGTATGAAATAGATACAACAATAGAATTATTAAAAGAAATACAAAAAGATAATATTATTTATGGAGATTTTATAAAACAAGAAATTACAAAAACATATAAAACAATAATAGGTAATCCTCCTTATGTTAAAACTAAAAAAGGTAACCTGTATATTGATTTTATTGAAAAATGTTATAATTTACTTGATGATAATGGTGAGTTAATATTTATCGTTCCATCTGATTTTATTAAATTAACTAGCGCTTCTAAATTATTAAATATGATAATAGCAAATGGATCATTTACCCATATATTTCATCCACATAATGAAAAAATGTTTGATAACGCATCTATTGATATTATCGTATTTAGATATTGTAAAAATAATTTAATTGAAAAAAAAATATTATATAATGATAATTTACTTTATATTATAAATAATAAGGGATTAATTACTTTTGAAAAAGAACAAAATAATAATAGTGTTACATTTCAGGACTATTTCGATATATATGTTGGTCTTGTTAGTGGAAAAGAAAAAGTTTATAAAAATGAAAAACTAGGTAATATTGAAGTATTAAATGGTGAAAATATAATTAATAAATATATTTATATTAATACATATCCATCTGAAAATGAAGAGATTAATAAATATTTATCATATTATAAGAAAGAACTTATTGAAAGAAAGATAAAAAAGTTTAATGAAACTAATTGGTTTGAATGGGGTGCTCCAAGAAATATTAATACTATGAATATTAATTTAGGTAAAGAATGTATTTATGTTTATAATTTATCGAGAAAACAAAATGTTTCATTTATAGGTAAAGTTAGTTATTTTGGCGGAAGTTTAATAATGCTTAAACCGAAAAAAAAATGTAATTTAGATAATATTGTATCATACATAAATAGTAATGCATTCAAGGATAATTTTATCTTTTCGGGAAGATTTAAAATAGGACATAGGCAGATATGTAATTCTTATATTCCTAGCAAATACTTATAAATTTAATGTTCTTATATTTGTCATAAAAGTTTCTTTCCAACTTGGTTTAGGTTTTTTTAAACAATTAATAAATAGCTTTACTTTTTTATTTATATTTTCATATCTAAATATCCTATTTTTATTCCAACAAACTTGAAATGGTAAGTTATTTATATTTGGTGTTAATACCGTTAATCCCTTTATACTATTAATAATTATATCACTTGAATCTGTTTTATTTAATACTATAAAATAGTAATCTTTTTTGTTATTAGTATTATATTGTTTATGTTTTAATTTATTAAAAAGTAACTCACTTATTTTACCATTTTCATAAGATTTATTTTTATGAATATCTAACATTTCATTGGTATAGGCATATAAACACATTGTTAAATTACCTGTATTATCACTTGTTAGTGTAGTAGTTGTTTTTATATTTATTGGAATCCAATTATATGTATAATCAAATGCTAAAATATCATACCACATTCTACTTTTTGCCTTTTTTATTTTATCACCAAATTGCTCAATAAGTAATTTAATAACTTCATTCTCATCAATGCAACTATTTATCCTACCATCTTCATTTCTATTTTCAAATCTAAATGTCTGTAGTTTTAAATATTCTTTAATTTTATACATCATCAAAGGTAGTTGTTTCAATCTCAAAATACATCCTCTAAACCATTTTTGTATTTTAATTATTTTAGTTTCATCAATTTCTAATAATGAAAACGATTCTATTAATGTTTTAATTTGTAAATCCATTTTGAAATATGTATATAGTAATTATTGTTATAGAAAGTATATTTCAATTTTTTATGTAGTTAATCATTTATCTTAATACCGCCAATACCGCCAATACTGCCAAAACTAACAAGTAAAAACATATATATACTATTATATACTATTTATCTTAAACTAACAAGTAAAAACATATATATACTATGTTTTTACTATTATATACTAATAAGTATTAATATTAAGTTATATCAACCACTTATCAAATCCTCCAAAAAACTTTTATAAAAAAAATAAAAAAAAACTTTTCAGAATTTTTTTTTCTCATAGAAAATCTCAATAAGTAAAAACAT